GTCTTTCAGTACCTTTGGTGAGGTCAAATCTCTCTATGGGAAAGTGGCTGCTACTGCCAACATGAAGTCCCTGACCCTATGGCAACATGGACTATCCCGAGTCCTTGAGTTGTGCATCATGCATGAAGAACGTCTATATATGGATCAATTCAAGCAGTGGCTCCTATCGGAAGACCCTAAGATTGACATCACTCAAGTTACCCAACAACAGATTGAACAACTAATCTGGCAAGACGGTATCGAAGCACCCATTAGCGTAGGACTACAACCCTTTGGTGAAGTCAATGTCTACTATCGCTATAACGGTGATGTATTTGAGGACTCACCCCAAGACAAACTAGACCGCACTATCTATACTCGTAACCTTCAAGAGCTAGGAGTAGGAAGTCTAGAAGCCCTTGATGCTGTATTCCCTGACCTATCCCTCAAAGAAAAGAAGGCTAAGTTATCAGGCATTCCTTTTAGGATTGGAGGTGAGTACTTAGGGTTGTTCAATAATCTTTTACAACAACATATGCAACTTTCTCAGGTAGAAGATCCATATAATCCGGGTAAAGCTCTAAGTTTGCGCTATGATATGACTTATCTAATGGACTCAGTGTACACGGTACTGAAACGTGAGTTCTCCTACGGCGCATCCTATGATGAAGCTGACAACAAGGATAATCCCTTAACTAATGGTACAAGCACTCCCTCAGAACTATCAGGTTCAACAAGCCCCATCACCACAGGTAGCTCCTCAAACGGTAGCCCCACAGTGGCAGTCAGCACCTCAACTGGTGAGCCCTTACCCTTCGACTGGGCTAACCCCCCAATACTCCCATCCTCAGCAATTCGCACCGACAACGGGCGGTTGGATACAAACAACCCCTCAGTCAGTGGTAGCTCCTACTCAGCAAGCGAATCCAGTTACGGATTACCTGACCCTGAACGGCTTGGTTCCCAACAGCTATTTACCAAACCCAACTTCAGTACAACCACAGTACTCCCCCCAAGTCACCTCGCCAACGAGACAGTACAGCCCCAAGCTAGACCTAAACGCTCCAAGCGGAAAGGATAGTCAGGGTAATCCTCTCGCCTCGGTAATCGAACTAATCAATAGCTTTGGCAATGGATCGCCTGAGCTAGCCATTGCACGCATCCATCAACAACTCATCCATCGTGAAGACCAATTAGGTGAAGTAGTTGCCTATACTCAAGCTCTTGAGAAGGAAGCTATTCAAATGGGTCAGATTCTATCTAGCCCTGAAAACACTGGCTATTGGCTCCAATACCAAGAGTTCCATCTTGCTCAACTACCTGAAGTAATTAACTTCCGCACTGCTTACCCTGAAGCAACCTTTGAGCAATACTACGACTACCTAGTACGCTCTAATCAACCACAAGGACAAGTTCAAGAACGTCCTCCCGCACCTTTAGGCTATGAGTATGCTCCTGAACCACAACGACCCACATTCAATCAAATGAACATGGGCTTAGGTCAAGGTGCTACTCAAGGTAGTGGTCGTGGACGTATGACTGATGTACTACGCCAACTTGATTCAGGTCACTTTGGTCAGCTCGTTAGTCAGTTGGCTTAGAGACTAGAGAGACAAGGAGAGCTAAAGGCGTTACTGCTGAGTGAACCTTGAGTACATCATCAGACGTTTGAAGGCTAGATATTAAAGCAATCTGACCTTGAATCAATTCATGAATGCCTTGTAGTTCCTCAGTGGTTAGTCCTGTGAAGGCAACCTTGTCTGACATATCTTTAACAAGAGCCTTTAGATATTCGTTGTTTTCTCCTAGCCTTTCCATCTCAGCCTTTTGCCTTTCGATAATCATCATTGCTTCGGCATGATTGAACATAGCTCATTTCTCATAACATCATCCCTTACCGTAGGGACTCCGCTTACACCTTACCCACTCCTAAGAAATGGCAACATTTAGTTCTCAGTTAGAAATCATTATGGGTGTGGAGCTATATCGCCCCCGCCCGCAGTACATTGCTCGGTATGTTGTACAACCCCAAATCGTGCATGACTGGGCAATGCAACCTGGTTCGACTGCACGTATGAAGCGCTTTGGCTTCTGGAACGACCCAGGGTCATACACACTCTCTGCCCGTGCACGCGATAAATCACAAGTCATCGGTACTGGTGGTGGTCGTGGTCTGCCAGAAGAAGCAGTCCCCATTACTCTTCAAGAGTTCACTGGCCCATCCACTGGTAATAGCACCAACCCCAATGAACCAGGGGTGTTAAAGATTAATATGTTCGACCTCATGACCATGCAGCGTAACCTGTATGACATGAGCCGCGCTGACCAGTTCCATCAATCCATCGGTAGTGAAACCCTATTTGAAGACTATCGCCGTTGGAAGGATAGCGTCTACATCGGTCTAGCTCTATCTGCTAACCCCGCAACAGCAACCACTGGACAAGTTGCTAACAACCTAGTGGGTGGATACTATAACCCCGCAGGTATAGTTAACGGTGGTACTTATAACACAGCTACAGGTGCACCTCGACTAGACTTCACTAGAGATGTACTTAAGGTAGTCTCTGATATGCGCTCTCGTTTAGTCCCTCCTTTCCAATCTAACTTCGGTGATGTGTATCATGGATTGGCTAGCCCCGGGTTCATGTTGCAACTACAACAAGACTCACGCTTCTTACAGGTAACACAGTACCCAGGTGTTCCAGTATCCATGCTTCCCATGAGCGCACAATCTGCAACCCTACCTCAGATGATGCCTCTACAAGACTGGACAATGTCACCTAATGACCTTATCAAGAGTGGTGGCTTCTATGGTCAAACTGGATTCATGCACTCTATGGTTATGCCACTAGGGTTCATCATGGGTGGTGTACGTTGGTTTGAAACAACTAACCTACCTACTATCCCAGTTACCCTAACTACCTCTGGTCTAGCCTCACAAGGTTATGCTGATGGTACTTCTGTAGTACGTCAAGCAGAATGTGCAATCATCATTGGTACTAATGCCATTGGTGAAGCTATCTGGGGTGAAGGGCCAAGAGTCAAGGTTAGCAACAACACTGACTATGACCGCTTCCTAATGGCTATCTGGCAGGAGTACGGTGGTTACTCACTACTCAACTCTAATAACATCACTGTTATGAGAACTTTCCAGAACTTCTAGATCGCCTAGTTGAGGTTTCGACATAATAGCGGAACCTCACAACTTCACTTAATCTCTAACCCCATACCATAGAACTATGTCTGCAACATTTGGAAACTATATTGGTTCTGAGAATGCTGGTAACCTCGTTAACTCTCCTATCAGTGGCGTAATAGGCTCTATTGATGGAATATTCCGAGTAACCACCACACCTCAGACCGTCATTACTGCTCGTATCCCCACGAACCCTCTAGGCACTGACCAAGTAGCGGGTTCTGAACTCCTCACAATCTCCCCTAACTTAATCATCCCTCTTAACGCTTACGTTACTGAAGTGTCTTGGATGCTCCCTGGTAGTGCATTTAGCCCTAATCAACAATCCTTTGTATTCAACGTGCTGACTGGTACTTCTACTAACACACTCAAGGTGGCTACGGCTGCACAAGGTGTTGCTAGTACTGTCGCTAACTCACTTGGCGGTCTATCAGCACAAGTTCAAGCTAATGGCAACTTCCTAGCTGCTGACCACTTCAGCGTACTAGGTAAAGTGATTAACCCATTTGCTAATGAAGCAGTGGCGGTAACTGGCTTAGGTGCTTACACTGGTACTGATGCTGACCGTACTGTTAACTTATACTCTACGGTTACTGCTGGTACATCAGTTGGTAGTGGTATTTCTGTAGCTAATATCCCTGTAGGTTTTGGCTTCCCACAATGGGTAGACATCCCTATCCAAATCAAGTACTGGTTAGCTCCTACTGTGGATGCACTGTCCTACATCCGTGGTCAAATTATCTAGATCGCCTCTTAGGTCAAGAAGATTTCAGAAAGCCCTATCTATTATGGATGGGGCTTCTCTGTATAGACTTTAAAAGTCTAGTACCTCAAATGTAGTTGTAGCTTTCATAATTCGATATTTTGCAACAGCCCGACTATTAAGACAAACAGCACTTTCATTCTCACGCCTTGCCTTTTGAAGAAGCAGCTTAGCATCGTGAATATTATCTATTCTTGGAGTGTTTAAACTGTAATCACTTAGCAGCCATCTATCATCCTTAAAGCAAACTTCAACAACGTATAAAACTTTAGTCTCACTCATCTCTTAACCCTAAATCTCCCCCATAGCGTAGCGTAGGGTATCATTAGAACATCACTATTATTGACCCGATCCCGATATGGAAAAAGTTATCCACAAAACAAAAGGACTATGTAGTATTTGGTCAGAGTTCTATGACTATTTCGTACTGGTAGATGCTAATGGCAAGAAGTTCCAAGCACAAGCTCATGAGTTCACAAGACCTATAGATGTTAATGCTACTGAAGTATCGCCTAATCTATCTTTCCTAGAGTCATGCTTTAAAGCTGACGTACAAAGATATCCTATAGATATCAATGACCTATCCATCATTACTGAGGATGTAGTTAAAGCTCTAGGAGTAGATGAGGATGTAGCTAGAGTGATAGTCATGAATCGCCCCAATCAAGGCTATCTAGACTACCCACATCTAACTACTATCCTCACTACTAATGGCGTACACCTAGACCACAAAACTTTAGAGCATTTCAAATCTCTGCAATTGGTGGTGTTTGGTGGTGTTGAAGAGTTGTATTAAGAGTAAGATTAGATAAGCAAATTACTATTAATGACAATGAATCCACCAACCGTACAACATCGCACTAGAGGCGTATGTACCTTACTCAATGAGTTCAGCACCTACGTGTATCTACAAGACTCTAGTGGTAATAGGTTTGAATCAGGCTTAGGTGATATCATCCAAACCTTTACCTCAACCACACCCGTCATAGTCACACCTACACCCACTATTGCTGGTAGCCCTGCACAAGTACAGGTCAACATTAATGATGAGTCATTAACTGCAACTGACTTAGCTGAGTTAGTTAGAGGAATAGGTCGTGCTATTGCTAAGGGTATTGTAAACAACCGCCCTAGTGGTGGGTATACAAGTATTGAACACTTAGTTGAAGTACTAACCTTAGCTAAAGTCAACTTCAACCAAGCTACTATTGATGCTATCAAAGCTGATAACTCAATTGTGTTTGGGAATGTAGTTCCAAATTAAACATCAAAGTAGGGTGCTACCTCCCACTTGTGTAGTTTCACAGCTACCCAACCAAATACATGAAACCAAATGTGGTTAATAGGGTAAAAGTATATGCATAGAATAAACTTGTCCTTCTGCCATATCATCCACTCATCCCTATTCCAGCGTCTTTCAACTTGGATATTCATACAACCTCAGTAATAAATAATGGAACTTTCTGAACGTGATAAATCTAGGGCGCGCTTCCACTTAGGTTATGCAGACTATGCTGGTATCCAAGCGGGGGAGTGCGAGCAACTAGAAATGGCTATGTCTACTATCAGGGATGAGGTAGTACTTACCTATATCCGTAGTTACTTAGATACTTTA